CAGGCGGTTCCCGCCTCGACGCAGAATTTCCCAGGTCTTCGGGTAGGGGTTCATGGCGGTGACCAGGCCGGAATAGAACCCAGTGGTTACACCACGGAACGCCGGCACCAGGCCGCCAAGCATGGCCGCCAAGCGCGGAAGGACGCCCTGGTCCTCTTCGCCAAACAGAACATCGAGCGTTCCGTCGAGGCCGCCTTCGCCCTTCTTCCCGCCGAACAGGTCCGGCGCATTGATGCGAACCTGGCCGTTACTGGTGATCGAACCCTTCCATGCGGTCTTTCCGCTCGCGCGGATTGCGCAGACCTCGTCGATCTTCTTGCCCAGGGCGAAATGGATGTCAAAAAAGTATTCAAACCCGACCGTCTGTGCCTTCGGTTTAGCGCCCATCGGCTACCTCTTGGCGTGCATGTTCAACCAATTTGAGCGCGAGCGCGTCGCCGGTCGCGACCAGCACGTCGGCCTCAATGCCGTCCCGTAGGAAAGCCATCCAGTCCAGGCCATGGCGCTTGAAGAATTCCCGCGCACGCTGGTGGCAGTAGCCCTGCCGAGTGGTCCAGGTCGGCACGGTATGCAGGTGCTGAGCCGTAACGATCATTTCTTGCTCCCTTTGGTCTTGATCGCCTTTGTTCTGTAGTTGCCCACGGTCAGCACCATCCAGCTCTTCGACCAGCACTGACCGAAGACGGCGACCTGTTCGTCGCCCTCGTCGCAGCGCGGGAAATCGATGTCTTCAAAGGCGGTCGGCTTGGGCTTCTGCGGTTTCGGCGCCAGGACGCTGGAGAGGATGTACGACGCCGCCAGGATGACGAGATTGATTGTGATCGGGTCCATGGCCTACCTCACCAGACCTGGTCGCCATCGAACGGCGACCTGCCTTGCATCGCGTTAAACCCCCTGAAGTTGGGGAGGTTGCTGAATTTGTCGTCGCAGGTCTGCGCGAGCCCGTCGCAACCTGGATAGACCCGCAGTTGTCCACCTGCCGGAATGCCCTCGGTGCCGCCCAGGATGTAAAGATCGGGTCCGGCGTGCCGCTCGATGTAGCGGCTATCGTAGTTGTCGCCGTCCACCTGCCACTCGACGTAGCCCCCGGTAAACCAGCCATCGGCATAGCCGGCGACCACGCCGCTGGAGATCACCCAGCCGCTGATGCTCTGCGGCGTCAGCGTCACGCGATACGGAACGAGGTTGACCTTGCAGCGATGGTCGCCAACGACTGCCGTGCAGGTGCGGCAGTAGGTGTCGATCAAGCCGGGCTGGTCCATCAGTTCGTCTTCGGACACGCACGTTATGCGGCAGCTATCCACGGTCGGCCAGTCCACATCGCCAATCTGGCCTACCCAAGAAACCGCTGCCTCGGCGTCGCCGTAGTGCATGTCGTAGACGACCAGGTCGATTGCACCGCTCGGCGACCGCGTCTTGTACAGCAGCGCGACATCGAGGTCGGCCGGCGCGGTGATGACGAACTGGTCGGACTGCGGATCGCCGGAACAGATAATTCCGTTGTCGGTGATGCCGCCCGGCACGGTGCGGAAAACCTGGTTCTGGTAGGTGATGTCCCGGTCGCTGCTGTTGTAGCTCCAGCGGATCGCGCCACGGCTGAACTGGTACAGCCGCACCGGCTGCCCATCCGCAAGCGAGCTTTCGCGGCTGTTAAAACTCATCGTCACGAACCCCTTTGAATGTCAGCGCGGCAGTTGCGACGCCCTCGCTATCGGTGACGTGCTCAATCTCGACCACGTCGCTGGCGGCGCTACAGAGCGCCATGAAACAGATGCGCGCCACGTCGCCGGGCTCGACCAGTCGGCCCAGGGCAGCGTCGATGGCCAGGCGCTCGGTGTCGGCGTCCAGCTCGGTGCTGGTGAGGATGCGGCGGTGATAGACCGTGCCGTCGTATAGCTCGATGCGGATATCGCGACGGCCCGGCCGGCCGTTGGCGAAACGGGCATAGCCGATATTGCGCACGTCCAGCGCGGTGGACAGCTGGGACACGGTTCCGACAAGCGTCAGGTCGTCGGCGTGGGTCGGCACCCATAGCGGCTTCTGCTGGCCGCGCAGCGCATAGACCAGGCTACGGAACGCCGACCGCTCGGCTCGGCCCATGCCGATCCAGCGATGGCCGATGACGGGCAGCGCCATGCCGGCGACGTCGGTCACGCGGGGAATCGCGCTGCCGTTGTCGAGGGTGGACAGCAGGCGCTGATAGCTCGACGTCAGGTCTTCGCTTTCGTCCGGGCGCTGCTCCAGCACTGGCCGACCCCTGTAGGTCGTCGCCGGCATTACCTCGGGCCAGGCGCTGGGCTCCATTATCAGGAACGACACCCGCGCAGACTGCGCGGTATCGGTCAGCCGGGTCAGCGTGGGCTGTTCGGTCAGCTGTGCGGTGCGCACCGGGTACAGTCGCGAGCCAGTTCCCCAGGCGGCCTGGACGGGCCGAACCAGGTCCAGGCCGCTGGCGGTCACCGTCTTGACCTCGACGACCTCATAAGTAAAAGCGTCCTCGCCGCGCAGCATCGCCAGGCCGCCGTCGCGGAAGTCGAGGCCGGCCGTGTCGCACGAAATGTTCAGCGAGCCGGCCGCCAGCGGTTCCTGGAGCAGTTGGATATCAGGCCAGATCGGCAGCGCCCAAACGCGCGCGCCCCAGCCAAACAGCGTCATGTCCAGTAGCTGCCGCTCGCGGTCCACCGCGTACATGTTCGCTTCGAACTCCCGGCGCGGCGCCAGGCGCATAGCCCGGCGCTGGGTCACGGCTGATTCGCTTTGCAGGATATTTGTCGAGGCGCTCAGGCGCTCGACGATGCTGTCGCCCCAGTCCGGCGCGAACGTCCAAGCGATGATGCGATTGCCGGTGATGACCAGGACCAGGTCCGGCTCGCCCTGGAGCTTCCAGACGATCCGCGCATTGACGACGGGCGGGCCGTCCGTGCCAATGCTGACCGTCCAAGTGCGTTCTTCCAGGGCGGCAAAACCCAGCGGCGGCGACGCCTGGCCGGATAGCGTGATGCCGTCTGCATCTTCCCGCTCGATGGCGGTCAGCGTGCGCGGACTGAAATATGCGTTCCAGACTGATGCCGGTCGTACCTGGGTGCTGACGACGTTGCCCAGCTCCATTGTGGTCGGAATCAGCCACAAGCGGTTGTAGTAGTTCTCTTCCAGGGCGCTTTGGTGGACAGCCTGGTACGTCGAATGGATCACCTCTACCGGCTGATGCGCCGCGTAGGCGCCGGCCCAGGTCGAGGCCGCGACCGCTGCCAGGCTGATGTCCTGGTTCAGCTCCAGGGCGTCGATATTCGGCGTGATGCCGGCAACGATCCCCTCCACCGGCTTCGGCACTTGGAACCCCGGAAAGGTCGCCATCACTCAAGCACCCGGAAGCAGTAGCCGACCCAGGCGCTGGTGCTGCCGAAATCGGTAGCGGTTCCGCGCTGGAGCAGCGGGTACACGCGCCAGGTGTCGCTGCCGACCACCAACGGATCGCCAGGCGCGAGGAAGGCCATGTTGCACAGCCCGAAGTCCGGCACCTCGCCCACATACCGCGAGCGCTGCTGAGCGCCGAACGCATAGATGGCGCAGGGCACAGGGGTGGTCGAGCTGTTCAGCTCGTTTGCGCTCGCGTCGATCAGCCCCACGTCGGGATGGTACTGACTGCTGTAGTTTCCGCGACCGGGGCCGACGACGCGCCGGGAGACGTTCGTTGTGTAGTCGAACGGCAACCAGTCCGGCGATGGGCTACCGTCGAGGCTGTCTAGCCGCAGCATGCTGCCGCCGCCGCTGTATCGAATGTGGTAACCATCGAATGGATGCGATGACCAGTTGTTTGTGAGCGCCTGGCCAGAGCTGTAGAGGAACGAGCCGCAAACATACTGGCCGCCCGTATAGCCGACGCCACGCTTGTTGAGGGAGCCGATCATCACTGGACGAAACTGACCGGCAGCGATTTCGACGTGCAGGTGCAGATAGGCAGCGGTGGCGAACAGGTGATAGCGCGTGAATGGCCCGGCGCTGAGCTGCGCTATGGTTGCTTCTTTCGACGAATACGGGTTGTTCTGCACCGAGTTGCCGGGCTGCGCATTCCACGCAAGCCCGTCGTCGAACCCCGTATTGCCCGCGAGCTGCCATTGATTGGAACCGGCGTTGAACGACCAGTAGCCGTCGGCGTTGTGACAAAGCCATTCCGATGCCGAGGCGCGGTCGGTGACCCAGCCGAGCGACTCGGCGTGGACGCGCAGCTTGGCGAGCAAGTCGGCCGGGTTGTTCGCTGTTCCTGTGAAGTAAGCCATTTCAGTCCTTCCTGATCGCGTAGAGCCAAGGGTTACCGCTACGCCAAGCGGTTTGGAAAACGACGTGGTCCACACCGTCCTCGACAATCACGTCTTCAGCGCCCGAGTTGAGCGTCGGCACGTAGAAGGCGCCGTCGAAATCGCCCAGGTAGCGGCGTCCCTCGGTTTCGCGGGTGACGAACGACAGCGCTTTGAGCGGGAACTTCCCGAACGAATCACGCAGTTGTTTGACCACGGTGTCACTGCTTCCCGCATATCGGCCGCAGCCCAGCGGGAGGAGCGTCCGATTGCTGTAGTCGGACTCGTTGGCAGACCCTCCATCGACAGTGAAACCGAGCCAGCGCCCGGCGGGATCGCGGAGATAGCAGCTACGCTCGTAGGGGCTGCTGATGCCTCTGTGCCGGTCGCTGACGTCTGACCAGCGGGTGGCGACGTCGCCACGGTAGGAACCCACC